GTCGAAGATAATTTGTTGGCTGTTGAGCATCAAGTTAGACAAAGCGCTGTGTTTAGCGATGAGAAAAGACGCTTAGATTCTAAAGCGCATAGAAAACTTAACGAATCTTACTTGCAAATGTTTGTTGATATGTACGCAGGTCAATTTACAGTCGATGATCTTAAGCTATCCGACATGAGTGTTTTAGACACGCTTAACGACCTTTATATTGCCGCGCTCGGAGGAGAAGAAGAGGAAGGTGAAACCGAAAAAAAGGAACAATAACCCCTCAAGAAGCCAAAGATAATTTGCTGATGTGGGTACAAAGTCTATTAAAGAATGGCTATACGATTTTAGATATTAAAAAAATGCGCTTATCAGACATCGAATTGATGGTACAAGCGCTAGAAATTGAAACTGTCGAAAAAGAAGAAGTGATTGAAACCACCTTGGATAAGGCATTCCCATTCCTTTTCGGCTAGAAAGGAGACTAAATGGGGAATATAGGTGATTTAGTAGCAACAGCTACATTAGACATATCACCCTTTATGTCAAACACAAGAAACCTAAAAACCTACATGAAAGGCTTAGATAACTCGTTAAAAGCAGTTGAAAAGAGCTTTCAAGGGCATGGCGGGCGAATTAAAGGTCTTAAAGCGGTCTATGCTGAAACAGGTAGTGCATTAAAAGGTTACCAAGAATTACTAAAAACTCAGTCACAAAAATATAGCTACCTAAAAAAAGAGATAGGTGATGTTAATAACGCTACTGCTGAGCAAAAACAAAAATTAATTGGCGCTAAATCAGCCATGCTAGAAACAGCAGCGCAAGTGGCGGAATTGCAAAACAGATTACGAGCTTTAGCTACAGAGACCAGTGTCTTTACTCGCTTTGGTAAAGCCGTTGAAAGAGTTGGCGGCAAGATGAAGTCGTTTGGCGATTCGGTTGCTGGAGTTGGTGCTGCATTTACAAGAGGAGTTACAGCTCCGATAGTTACAGGAGCTGGTTATGCTATTAAAGCTGCTGTCGATTATGAATCTGCTTTTGCCGGTGTCAAGAAAACCGTGGATGAAACGGCGACGGTATCCTATGCTAAGTTGTCGCAAGGCATTAGACAAATGGCCAAAGAGTTGCCAGCCAGTGCTGTTGAAATCGCTCACGTTGCAGAAGCAGCAGGTCAATTAGGAGTTAAGACAGGAGATATTCTTAGTTTCTCTCGTACAATGATTGATTTAGGAGAATCTACCAATTTATCCGCAGAAGAAGCGGCGACGTCTATTGCTAAAATTGCAAACATTACAGGTCTGGCTTCATCGGAGTATTCTCGCTTTGGTAGTGCTGTTGTCGCGTTGGGTAATAACTTCGCAACAACTGAACGAGACATCGTAGCGATGACAAACCGTATCGCCGCGTCTGGTAAGCTTGCAGGCTTAACAAACCAAGAAATGCTTGCCTTAGCAACTGCTATGTCAAGCGTTGGTATCGAGGCGGAAGCTGGTGGTACAGCAATGACTCAATCATTATCAGCTATTGAACGTGCAGTCGCATCTGGAGGCAATAATTTAAATAAATTTGCTCAGATAGCTAACATGTCCTCAGCCGATTTTGCTAGAGCGTGGAAAGAAAAGCCAATTGTCGCATTGCAAGAGTTTATTAAGGGGCTTGGTCAACTTGATAAAAAAGGCGAAAGTGCCACAAAAGTACTTGATGAGTTAGGATTAAGCGGTATTCGCCAGTCTAACATGTTGAAATCATTAGGTTTAGCATCTGAAACATTAGGCAAGGCTCTAGACACCTCAAATAAAGCTTGGCAAGAAAACACAGCATTGACTAACGAAGCTAACAAACGTTACGAGACAACAGAGTCTAAGCTGAAAATGCTTAAAAACGAAATCAACGATGTAGCTATTGAATTTGGCGGACCATTAGTCGACGCATTGAGAAATGGGCTTGAAGCAGGGAAGCCAATCATCCAAATGGCGGCTGACTTAGCTAAACATTTTAACTCGCTCGACAAAGAGCAACAACAGCAAATTATCAAGTGGGGACTTATTGCAGCCGCCGCTGGGCCAGCTTTATCTATCTTTGGTAAAGGCGTTGGTATTGTTGGTAGCACTATTCAAGGTATCGGGGAAATGAGCCAAGGCTTAGGGGCTTTGTCTGGGTGGTTAAGGACATTTAAATCTGGAGCAGTTGCGGCTAGTGTTGGCGCTGAAGCTGCAGCAACCTCTATGGGGGGCATGGCTGGAGCGGTTGCCTTATTAAGTAACCCAGTTACATGGGGTGTTTTGCTAGGTGGCGCAGCTGTTATTGGTATTGGTTTAATTGCTGATAGCATGTATAAAGCCCAAAAACGCACGGAAGAGTGGGGAGCCGCTGTTTCCGAGACAGAAGCAACTGCACTAAGCAACTTTAAGAAAAAAGTTGACGAAACTAACGCTTCTTTGCAAATGTTCGAGGCAGGCGCAGGTAGCGTTAAGAAAGTGACTGAAGCCTTTGATGACTTGGTCGGAAGTATTGAAAAGTTAGCTCAATCAAAATTAGATAAGAATATAAACTTAGCTAAAAAATTAGGATTGTCAGAAGAAACCATAAATGCTTTGAAATCCAAAACTGAATCAGTAGTTAACAATGTCAAAAGCATGAATACCCAGATTAAAGCAATCATGGAGAAGCACAATGGTGACATGAGCCAGTTGTCAAGCGCTGAAAAAGAACTTGTTTTGCGAAATCAGAGAGAAATGATTATTGCTCAACTTGATTTAATGAAGTTTTCTGCATCAGAAAAGAAAGCTTTAACAGCAGCTTTGAATAACGAGTTAGATGCGCTAAATGCAAGGCAGTTGGAAAAAGTGTCTGAAAATACCGTCAAGATGCTTGATAAAGAAAACTCTGCATATAAAACAAAAAAAGCAGAGTTAAAAGAGATTTTGAAGCAATTTGGCAGCGACACTAGTAAATTGAGTGCTGAAGAGTTGGCTGCTAGACAGGAAGTTTTGAATAGACTTACCGAACTTAATATGCAGCACAACCTAAAAACCAAAGCTTTGAATGATCAGTATCTTGCTATCCAGAGGGAGCGAGTCCAACGGTTAAAAGAATCTGGTAAGAGCCAAGAAGAAATTCATCGGGGAATAAGCCAGATGGCGTCTGACATGGCACAAAAGCTTGGCATTAGCTATGACGATGCTTATCGTAAACTAGCTTATTACACTGAAAAATCTGGTGAAACGTTGAAAGTCTTATCACGCAATACCGCTAATGCCACGGCAGAGGTGGCGGCAGCTAACGCTCAGTGGGATAGTCTCTTTACTAGCGACAATCCACAACAAAGTTTAAATGAGTTGCTGTCAACAGCAGAAGGTTGGAATAGCTTTGAAATCATGGTCAAAAATGCAGATGTTGAACCAACAGGTAGAGCCGCTCTTGCTGAAATGCTAGTAGCTGGTGGCCAATGGCAAAACATGACGTTAGAACAGAAAAAATTGGTTGTGGATGGGCAACAGGCCATGATTGAAATTTTTGATAGCAAAGAGTTGTTAGCGCAATGGCAAGTGTTGACACCAGAAGAAAAAGTCTTACTAGCGAAAAACTTAACACAAGAACCAACTATGTCCGCTCAACAAGCTCTTGATAGCGTTAAACAAACAGTACCTGCTGATGTGAATGCTACGGATAAAACAGCAGGTGATACTCAGTCGGCGCAAAGTAAGATTGATAATGTCAAGCAGAAAGCGCCAGCCGATGTGAAGGCATCGGATAAGACTAGACCAGATGTTGCAAGCGCCAATAGGGCAGTCAATAGTCCTAAACAAAATAGTCCAGCTGTTATTAGAGCACAAGATAACGCAAGCGGCGTTGCAGAAAATGTTATATGGTCACTGGCTAGAATCCCAAGAAGTGTTACAACAACCATTACAACGTTTGTCCGTAAGATTTTCGGACACGAAAAAGGGACTGATTTCCACCCTGGCGGGTTAGCTGTGGTCAATGACCAAAAAGGGGCGCTATATAGAGAGTTAGTTACCTTACCGACTGGAGAATCATTTATCCCAACCGGTCGAAACGTTATCCTCCCTCTACCGAGAGGGTCAAAAGTTTTAAAGGCCAGCCGAACAAAACAGTTATTCCCGCACTATGCAAATGGAATAGGTTTTGATGATACAAAAATCGCTAGCTTAACAACTCGTCTTAAATTTGTGCAAGATAAAGGAACTGTAGTCGTTAACGCTGATCCACAACTTGCCGAGTTGATTAAGGTGCTTAAAGACAGAGATGACAGAAATGTCACAAACAACTATACACTAAACGCTACTAATAGCAGTAGTTCAGAAGATATGTTTAGTCAAGAAAACATGAGACGGCTACTCAGAGAATTAGCTTACTACACAAAAGGTGAAGAAGGGAGGTTAGCTTAGTGAGATACATTGAGTTTAACGGAACTAAAAGCAATGATTTAGGTTTGTTGCTAGAACGCGAGCGGTTAATTAAGTCGACAAATAATGACGTTGATTTAATCGAAGTAGCTGGACGTGACGGTGTACTCTTAAAAGACAATGGTCGTTTAAAAGTTATCGAACAAGGCTTCCCTTTTTCCTTGGTCGGTAATGTGACTGTTAATCAGCAAAAAATAAGCGAGTGGTTGCACGTCAAAGGTTGGCATGACTTAGCTTTGTCTTGGGACAAGGACTATATCTATCGGGCTAGTGTTGTCAATCTTTTTGAAATAGACGAGATACTTAAGCAATTTGGTAGATTAAAGGTTAATTTCTTAATCCACCCTATCAAATACTTAAAAACGGGTAAGCAAGAGGTGTCTCTCGTTAATGGTAGTACTCTACAAAATCCCGGTAATGTCCAGGCTAAACCTATCTTAAAAATCAAAGGTACAGGTAGCGGAGTCTTGACTATTAATGGTTTTGAGACGGGGTTAGAAAACGTGCAAGGAGAACTCGTCATAGATATGGAGAGACATCTGGTCTATAAAGATGTCTTGTCGGCTTGGGATAATATCGTGCGGACAGAGCGCCACCGTATGCCTTTATTTGACGTTGGTCAAAACAAAATCTCGTGGACTGGTAATTTTACCATCACCGCAGTACCAAACTGGGGGGTTAAAGTATGATACCAGTTTTGTATGAGGCTAAGGAAACCAAGTTTAGGACTTTTGGTCTCGGTGAGATTGCGGATGCTTATGAGGTTAAAGTCACTCGTGAGCGTAATGGTAATTACTCGCTATATATCAAATATCCACTAGATGGTGTCTTTGCCTCAGTTTTTAAAGAGGAAATGAAGATTAAGTCTGACGCTGGTCGTAGAACCAAATGGCAGACTTTTGAGATTAATAGGGTACTACGAAATAGTAAAGACCACATCGAGATTTTTGCGCGTCATATCTCTATGCGCACACAGGATATTGCTTTAAAACCGTTTGTAAATGGGTCTAGTGTCAGCGCTGAATCGGCTCTTGAAATCTGGAAAGAAAATCTTGTCGGTGATGATAAGTTTGACGTTAAAAGCGACATCTTAACGCTTGGCAGCTTTAACTGGGAAATTGATAAAATCGGCAATGCCCGTGGTGCTCTAGGGGGTGTTGCCGGCTCTATCTTAGATGTTTATGGCGGTGAGTACGAGTTTGACAATCGTACCATCATTTTACGTAAGCAAATGGGTCGTAAAGCACCTACTGTGCTAGAGTATGGCCGTAATATTGTAAGTGTTGAAGAGGAAAGGTTGTTAGATGGCAACTACACCTCTATCTATCCGTTTGTTAGATATACGCCACAACAAAAACCGCAAGAGGAAGCCTCTGGTAAGCCGCATGTAGGCGAGCATAAACAACCCGAAGAACAGTTGGTGACACTGCCTGAATTTATCATTGATGGTCAGTATCTTAAACTATACGCTCAACGCAGAATCCAAATGGTTGATTTATCAAGTCATTTTAACGATGACAAAAATAAAAAAGAGCCAACAGTCGAAGAAATTAGAAAGCTAGCTCAGAAGTACCTTAAGGATAATAACGTAGGCGCCCCTAAAGTCAGCATTGAGGTTGATTATATCGACTTGTCGCAAACCCTTGATTACCAAGACTTTAGGGTCATGGAAGAGGTCGAGCTTTGCGATATTGTGCCTCTTTACTATCCAAAATTTGGCATCACAACCGAGACCGAAAAAGTAGTGGAGATTGTCTATGACGTCTATACAGATAGCAACCATACAATAAAACTGGGCACGATTGGCCAGTCCATCTCGAAAAGTTTGACTGGCGGGGTCTCAGAGCGTATTAATGCGCTGGAAAATAATCAAAAGGTTATTACTAACAACCAAAAGCAGTTTGAGCTTAATCTGCCTAAATATCTCAATGACATCAACGGTAACCGTGTCTGGTACGAAAAACCAGATGACAGTGTTGAGCACAAGATAGGTGATTACTGGTTCGAAAAAAATGGTAAGTATCAGCGCACTTGGATTTGGGATGGCAAGCAATGGGTTAAAGTACTAGATACTGAGGATTTGAATTTTGCTCAAAGGGCCTATGATGCCGCAATAGCTGAATTCGAGAAAGCTAAAAAAGCGCAGGAAGAAATTAACCAGCGTACTGACAAAGAGTTAGAGGAATTCCGAGCCACCCTCAAAAACCTAGCGTTGCCAGAAGAAGCGATTAAAAAAATCACAGAGGCTATCAAAGTTGATGACATCCCATCGATTAAACAAAGCTTTGATGACCTCAAAAACAAAGTCAGCGAGACAAGCGAAGAATCTCGTTTAACTGCCGAAATTTTAGGAAACAACGGTAAGACCCGTTACAACAAAAACTTATTAGTCGGCGACCCTAACCGCACCAAAACCTATGACCAAGACTATATCGAGCTTGAAGCTAATGACGGCGGATTTAAGCGTGGCGAGACCTACACGATTAGCTTTAGCCAGACTTGTGAGCTACTCAAAAAAGTGGCTGTCACGCTGACACAGGCTAACAACAAGGGAGTTAAGTTAGTGCTGACACCAACTAAAGCAAAAATGGAGTCGCAGACCTTTGACCTCACTAAAGATAAAGAGGTTATCAGTGTTTATCCGTTTAGCTACACGGCTGTTTTAACTGGCGACTGGTATAAATCTAAGCAGATAGATTTAAACGCGTCGGAGGTGAGGGAATTGGCTCTGGAGATGGATTATAAAGAGATTGCAGATGCCAAAGGTGCAACTATCACAGGAGCATGGTCAGACAGTCCACAAATTATATTAGACGGAGGTAAAAAATGAGTGAAAATATACCGCTGCGAGTCCAATTTAAGCGGATGACTGCTAGCGAGTGGGCTCGTAGTGATGTCATCTTACTGGAGAGTGAGATAGGCTTTGAGACAGACACAGGATATGCGAAGTTTGGTGATGGTAAAAACCGATTTAGTAAGCTTAAGTACCTTAATAAACCAGATCTAGATGCGTTTGCACAAAAAAAAGAAACTGATAATAAAATCGCCAAATTAGAATCAATTAAAGCAGACAAAGACACTGTTTACTTAAAAGCAGAGTCAAAAAAAGAGCTAGACAAAAAAATGAATTTGACAGGCGGCACAATGACAGGACAACTACAGTTTAAACCTAATAGTCATATTAAGCACTCATCTTCTACAGGAGGAGCGATTAACATTGATATGTCTAAATCAGCAGGTGCTGCTATGGTGATGTATACAAATAAAGATACTACTGATGGACCATTGATGATTTTACGCTCTGACAAAGATACGTTTGATCAGTCAGCTCAATTTGTGGATTACAGCGGTAAGACTAATGCTGTAAATATTGTAATGCGCCAGCCAAGCACACCTAATTTTTCCTCAGCACTTAATATAACCAGTGCTAATGAAGGCGGTAGTGCGATGCAAATTAGAGGCATCGAAAGAGCATTGGGAACACTCAAAATCACACACGAAAACCCAAACGTTGACGCAAAATACGATGAAAACGCTGCAGCGTTATCTATTGATATCGTTGGAAAACGGGGAGCCAGTGGAAATGGTACTGCTGCACAAGGCATTTTCATCAATTCGTCCGCAGGCACAACTGGTAAAATGCTCAGAATCAGAAATAAAAATAAAGACAAATTTTATGTAAATCCAGATGGCGGCTTTCACTCATATGCAGATTCAATCGTGGATGGTAATCTAACAGTTAAAGATCCAACATCTGGAAAACATGCTGCGACTAAAGATTACGTAGATAAAAAATTTGATGAGTTAAAAAAACTCATACAAAAAACAGATTAAGGAGGATAAATGAGTGGAGATCCAACACTAACATTAGACGAGTCAAATCTCGTTATTGGTAAGGACGGACGTGTGCATTACACATTTACTGCAGAGAACGACAACCCAAAAGTCAGACTAGCTAGCAAGTGTCTAGGCGCAGCGCATTTTAATCAGCTCATGATTGAGCGAGGAGACCAAGCTACTAGCTATGTTGCGCCAGTAGTAGTTGAGGGTACAGGTAATCCGACTGGACTATTTAAAGACCTCAAAGAGATTAGCTTAGAGCTGACAGATACTGCTAATTCCCAGCTTTGGTCAAAAATCAAGCTGACTAACCGTGGTATGTTGCAGGAATACTACGACGGTAAGATCAAGACCGAGATAGTCAACTCCGCCAGAGGTGTCGCTACACGTATCAGCGAGGATACTGATAAAAAGCTAGCGCTCATCAATGACACCATTGATGGTATCAGGCGTGAGTATCGAGATGCTGATAGGAAGCTATCCGCAAGCTATCAGGCAGGCATCGAGGGGCTAAAAGCCACAATGGCCAATGATAAAATCGGTTTACAAGCTGAGATTAAAGCCTCAGCACAAGGGCTATCGCAAAAGTATGATGATGAGTTGCGCAAGCTATCGGCTAAGATCACAACAACCTCAAGCGGCACTACAGAGGCCTACGAGAGTAAGCTTGCGGGCTTACGTGCTGAGTTTACTCGCTCAAATCAAGGCACGAGGACAGAGCTCGAGTCACAAATTAGCGGGCTAAGAGCGGTACAGCAGTCAACAGCTAGCCAAATCTCTCAAGAGATTAGAGACCGTGAAGGTGCTGTCAGTCGTGTGCAGCAGAGTTTGGAGAGTTACCAAAGGCGGATGCAGGACGCAGAAGAAAACTATAGTAGCTTGACCCATACGGTTAGAGGGCTACAGAGTGACGTTGGATCTCCGACTGGTAAAATCCAATCGCGCCTTACTCAACTAGCAGGACAAATTGAGCAGCGGGTTACTAGAGATGGTGTCATGAGTATTATTAGTGGCGCTGGAGACAGCATTAAATTAGCTATCCAAAAGGCTGGCGGCATTAATGCCAAAATGTCTGGTAATGAGATTATCTCAGCAATTAACCTCAACTCCTACGGAGTAACAATCGCAGGTAAACACATCGCTCTCGATGGGAATACGACGGTTAATGGCACCTTTACCACAAAAATAGCCGAGGCTATCAAGATTAGGGCTGATCAGATTATTGCAGGCACGATTGACGCTGCTAGGATTAGAGTGATTAACCTTAACGCAAGTAGTATCGTTGGTTTAGACGCTAACTTTATCAAAGCTAAAATTGGCTATGCTATCACTGATTTGCTCGAGGGTAAGGTCATTAAGGCTCGTAATGGAGCGATGCTTATCGACTTAAATACAGCTAAGATGGACTTTAATAGCGATGCCACAATTAATTTTAATAGCAAAAACAATGCCTTAGTACGTAAAGATGGCACACATACTGCCTTTGTACATTTTAGTAATGCGACGCCCAAAGGTTATACAGGGTCAGCGTTGTATGCATCGATCGGGATAACCTCATCTGGTGACGGTGTTAACTCGGCTTCTTCCGGTCGTTTTGCAGGGCTAAGGTCATTTAGGTACGCTACGGGATATAATCACACTGCGGCAGTCGACCAGACTGAAATTTACGGTGATAATGTTTTAGTTGTGGATGATTTTAATATTACTCGGGGATTTAAGTTTAGACCAGACAAGATGCAAAAAATGCTTGACATGAACGACTTGTATGCGGCTGTAGTAGCCTTAGGCCGCTGTTGGGGGCACTTGGCTAACGTCGGCTGGAATACTGCTCATAGCAATTTTACAAGTGCTGTGAATAGGGAATTGAATAACTACATCACAAAAATTTAACAGGAGATAATATGCAATTAACTATTAAAAACAAAGATTTAAACACACTATATCGTGTACTAGACAAAATCAAAATCACGAACATGCGAGCAAACCGCGGACGTGCTAAGCTACTTGCAAAAGTCGAGGGCAAGCTAAGCGAGTATGCCAAAGATGAGGTTGATATTATTGACCAGTATGTTGCAAAAAATGACGATGGCAAGTGGATTACAGATGACAAAGGTAATCCAAAAATTGAGGACACCTCAAAGTTAGCTGAGCTTAACGACTTTTTAGACGAGTTAGCAAGCGAGCCTGTCGTTATAAAAGGTGGCGAGTACTCTAAGCGCTTTATCGATTTTTTAGAATATCTGGCAGAGTCAGAAGATGAGTTTACATCAGAAGAAATTATCATAATCGACAACATTTTAGAGCAATTTGAAGAAAGTAAAGGAGAATAAACATGAGAAATTGGAAAGTGACAGGAAAATATCCACAACTTGACAGCACAGGAGCAGTCGCAAGCACACATATTATTATCACTGCTGAGGATGGCTCAGTCATCTCTCAACCAATCAAGCAGGACTTAACCTCAACTAATGACACAGAGATTATCAAAGCTACTTTGGAAGAATTTAAAAAATCTGAATACGTCGAAATCGCTATGGGCGAAGCCGTGCAAAAAGTGGATGACTTAGAAAAAATCTCACAGGAAACTGCTAATACTGCCAAGACTGCTCAAACAGCTGCAGGATTAGCTAAGGTGTCCGCAGAGCGTACACAGCGAATGATTAACTTGCAAACCATCCACGTATTGACAAGTGGTGGGAAAGTTGAACCCGATATCTACAAAGGTATGTTAGAGCTTATTGAGCCTGCTAAACAAGGCGAGTATCAGGCTTATGACGTGTTTACTGTTGTAGATGAGTCGCACGAAGATCAAGCGGGAGAAGGGAACCTAGTCTTTGTACATGTCAACGAGCCGTTTACTTATGACAAACAGACGCTTAAAGAGCTAGAGTCAGAGGATAAAGTCACAGTCATTAAGTATGCGGACTTAGTTAAGTAGGATTGAGGTGGTTAGATGATTATTAATTTAACAAGTCTTATTCACCTTTTCGGTGATTTAGTTCGTACCGTTGAAATCCACGTTTTTACACTTTTTGTTTGTTTTGACATTATCACAGGGCTAACAAAAGGTATTACAAACAAGAGGGCTAATAGCACAAAGGGACTATCTGGCATTATCAAGCATTTTTTAGTTGTATTGTTAGTTTATACTGTCTATCCTTACCTCATTTTGCTTGGCGCTAAGCCTTTGGCAGTTGCCTTTGTCCTCTTTTTTATCGCATGTTATGGCATATCAATTGTCGAAAATTGGGGTCAGTTGGGCTTGCCGATGCCAAGTTTTGTCAGATCATTTTTCGAAAAACTCAAACGTGACACTGATCAATTTGACATTGCCACGATTAAAATTGATAAGACAGGTGTTAAAGTCGAGGCGCCACAAGTTGATTTAAAACAAAAAGAAGAGGAGTAAGATGAAAAAAGCAATCACACAAATAGCCGTCATCATAGCGATCATAGTGCTATATTTTCCACTGGCCGTGATTGCTTTGATTTTGGCTCCCTTTATAGGAGAGGATGGTAGATGGCATTTTTAGATAACATTAAGCAAGGATGCTTAGATGGATGGGTTAAATATAAAATTCTACCATCCTTGACCGCAGCGCAAGCAATCCTTGAGAGCGGTTGGGGCAAACATGCCCCACATAACGCTTTATTTGGGATTAAGGCTGATAGCTCTTGGACTGGTAAGTCATTTGATACTAAGACGCAAGAGGAGTATCAACCAGGAGTTGTGACGGATATTGTAGACCGCTTTAGGGCTTACGGTAGTTGGGATGAGTCAATTCTTGATCACGGCAAATTTTTAAACGACAATCCACGCTATAAGGCAGTCGTTGGTGAGACTGATTACAAAAAGGCCTGTCATGCTATCAAGGAGGCAGGTTATGCCACAGCGAGTGGCTATGCGGAGCTACTTATCCAAATTATCAAGGAGAATGGCTTGCAGTTTTGGGATGCCGAAGTCTTAAAAAGTAATAAGGAGGAAACAATGACAACCGCAAATGAGATTGTAAAATACTGTGTCGACCTTGCCAATTCAGGCATGGGAGTTGATAAAGATGGTGCTTATGGAACTTAGTAAATTGGGTTCCTAACCCCGAGAATTGCTGGGACTCCCTTAGAGCATTGTAAACCACAACGTGTCTGGCAACAGAGAGCGTGACGGTTAAAAAATTACAATGATTGGGAAATCAGCAGGCGAGCCTCTATGGTAACAGTAGAGGAAGCTTCAACGACTAAGTGCTTGCAATCGCAAGACAGCACGGGGCAATTATGATATAATAGGTTAGATGAAATTTGAGGTTTAACCTATGAAGACTACTGAAATAAAAGAAATTGGAAATGTTTTTAATAACTTGAGAGTAATTAGCTACGCAGGAAAAAACAAACACAATAAAAAGCTAGCTTTTTGTGAGTGTTTACTATGTGGAGCTAAGAAAAATATGATTTTGACAGAAGTTAGGACTGGAAAAAGCAAATCATGCGGATGTCTAGCTACGATAAAAGCCAAAGAGCGCCAGATGGTACATGGGTATAGCGGAACAAAGGTGCATAGAGCCTGGAAAGGGATGCGTCAAAGGTGTACGAATCCAAATTACGAACACTACCATAGATATGGTGGTCGAGGGATTACGTTTAGCGATGAGTGGAATGATTTTCAAATATTTTTGAACGATATGGGTTTTCCGCCAAGTGACAGACATCAGCTTGATAGGATTGATAACGACGGAAATTATTGTAAAGAAAACTGCCGTTGGGTTCTACCTAAAGAGAATTGCAACAATCGTAAAACCTACCACAATAAGACAGGTTTTACCGGAGTCACAGAAAACACTTCTAAAAAAGGGCGTTATTCTGCAGTGTTTCATGTTAATCGTAAACACATCCAAGTTGGGACTTTTGACAGTCCGCTAGAAGCTTACAGAGCTAGAGTTAACGCTATAAAAAAATATAATAAAGAGCATAACACCAATTTAAAATATATAGAAGTAGAAGATTTATGATTGAAGATATAGTCTCATCTCTTGTGAAAGCAAGAGCTCGAAAGAGTGTTATAAGCTATACAAGTATTTTCAGAAATGAAATTACGGAGAGGCTTATAATTAAAGGATAATGCAGTGTGCTGACTTACCATGTTTTATCGTCAAAAACTGGTTCGGCATTGATTTATGGGGTAATGCCATAGACCTGTTAAATAGCGCATCTGCGCAAGGGCTAGAGGTCATATATAATGCCCCTGGAGTCAATCCCAAAGCTAGTGACCTTTTTGTCATGGAGGTAGCTGGTAGTCCCTACGGACATACAGGAGCTGTCATCGAGGATAGTGATGGCTATACGATTAAAACTGTTGAGCAAAATATTGACGGTAACTGGGATAGTCTGCAGGTAGGCGGACCCGCTCGCTTTAATATCCGCGACTTTACTGGCGTTATTGGCTGGATTAGATTGCCAGTTGATCACACTCACCAGACAGTAGATACAGCACCACAAAACTCGGACACTATCGTAGAGACAGCAAAAACAGGCACCTTTACGCTTGATGTCGCAGAGATTAATATTAGGCGTTGGCCAAGCTTAGCCAGCGAAGTAGTAGGTAGCTATAAGCAAGGCGATACTGTCAGCTTTGATAGCGAGGGCTACGCGAATGGTTACTACTGGATTAGCTATGTTGGAGGTTCAGGTATGCGTGACTACCTAGCTATTGGGCAGACTGATAAGGATGGCAACCGCATCAGTATTTGGGGTAAATTAAATTAGGAGTTATTATTTTATTATTAATAATAAAATAATACTGTTTTTCTTGACTTAGCAAATCAAAACAGGTAATATAAAGATAACAAATAACTGTGCCTCTGTTGTTTATGCTCTTGTTGTTTGTATTGCTGTACACCTAGCACCGTAGGTGACGAACAAAAAATGTAAGAGGAAACTCCAACCTCAGAAAAAGCACAGTTTGCCGGCTGTGCTTTTATTTTTGGACATAAAAAAGAGCAGGTTTGCCGACCCACTCTTAAACAAAAAATGTAATGTACGTACTATTTTTTGTGTAAATAGTCACGCACGACATCAGCTAAGCAATTTGCAGTGAGGGTAACCACAAAATTACTAACTAATGTGAGGAGGAAAATTTCCATACTCCAACCTCCTTTTTAAAGATTTGCTATTTGACTAGTTAGCTCTAGCCCATCTAAGCTACTAGAGCTTATTTGTTGATACAATTATATATTATTTTATTTCACAAATAAAGTTTTTGGGCGAAAAAATCACTATATCTTGTGTCCTCAAACAAAATTATATACAATTTGTTGTATTTTGAATAAAAACCAACCGCTCAGATAATTTCTGGGCGGTTTTTTGTGTGCAAAATCAAGAAAATTCTTTTATCTTCTAAAACAAAAAAAGGGGGGAAGATAAGTTAAAAACTTAGTCATACCAACCTGATGAAGTAGGCTATCTTGAATAGATGCTGTTAAATAATTGTATACATAAAATCCTATTATATTAAGCTTTATAGCTGTATAATGTTTTTTTTGTGTTTTTTTAAAATTATAGTTGAATTATTATTTAAATATAGTATACTTGCTAAACAAATTGATTAAACTTAAAAAATGTTAGGAGAAAAAATGAAAAAAAATACCTTGACTTTGTTATTCCTTGTGTGTGTATCGCTTGCTCTATACACTACTGAGAGTGTCTTTTCAGATACGTACAATACAAATGATGTTAGAAATCCAAGGAACATATATGCTCCTAGATATGATAAAGACGAAATTTTGGATAATAGAAGATTAAAAGAAATATATAATAAAGAAATTATTGAAAAAAATAATATATCGATAAATGCCAAACAAGGAACGCAATTGATTTTTAATACGGATGAAAATACTACAGTTTGGAATGATAACACTTTTAAGAAAGTCATATCTAGTAATCTTTCTCCTTCACAGGAAAGAATGTTTAATGTTGGTGATCATGTGAATATTTTTGCTATAGTAAAGTCATATCATGTTGTATGCAAGGAACAATTCAATTATAGTGATGGGGGAATAATAAAAACAAGTGATGTAAAACCAGAAGAAAAAGCAATTTATATTAATATTTTTGGTGAAAAAGAATTACGAACATTAACAGCTAAAGATAAGATTACCTTTAAAAATAATATTGTAACTCTTCAGGAGATTGATGTTAGACTTAGGAAAAGTTTGATGGGGGACAGCAAAATAAAATTGTATGAGTACGATTCTTTGTATAAAAAAGGGTTTTGGGATATTCATTATAAAGACGGTGGCATTAGACACACCAATTTATTTACTTACCCCGACTATACAGATAATGAAACGATTGATATGAGTAAAGTTAGTCACTTTGATGTTCACTTAAACGAAGATTTTTCTAAAGATTAGTGGTTGAATGCTATTTTAATTTAATTTTTAGTCTATTTAAATAGATTTTGATGAATTAGACGGTTTTAGTAGACTTCTAGGCATCACTATCGGTCAACCGAGGAATATGACAAAACCGCTCAGA